AAAGAAAAAAATAATATCAACCGTTATGGGTGACAATCTAATGGACGAGGCTTCAGTTATTGAAGAAATGCTCAATCGGATTTCTGCTAGTAGGTGATATTTATATTATATGAATGTCAAAATAACTTATCACGACACCGTTTCAAAAGAAGAACAAAAATTAATTGAGGAGTTTATATCTTTTTTAAAAATAAAATATCCATTGGAAAAAGATGTATTTATTGATTTTTTGAAAAAGAGAACAAGTGAAATGTCAACTGGTGGTAGAACCTCAACACATCATCTAAAAATTTTGGTTAAAGATAGACTAAACCGAGATGTTCTTAGATCCTTAGTTCACGAATGGGTGCACGAATATCAAAGGACTGTATTGGGAAGAAAAAAAGGTCCGGAAATTGGTGGAAAAAACGAGGACGAAGCAAATGCTATTGCTGGACAAATGATGAAAAAGTTTGAAAAAACACATAAAGAAGAACTACCAAAAATTTATAAAAGTTTTTCCGAACAAATAACAAAACTTGAGGAATCATTAAATATTGAATCATTTAATAACTCACAAATCATATCTGAAATAAAACAAGTCAGTGTTGAAAAATTACCGTATGAATATGATTCACTTGAAAGTTTTATTGACCCAGAAACAATGGAAACACATTATACAAAACACTACAAGGGTTATGTTGAAAAACTAAATGTGGAACTTGAAAAAATAAAAGGGAAGGATTTGGATTTGGAGGAAATTGTAACAAATATATCAAAATTTAATACAACGATTAAAAATAATGGTGGTGGTGCGTTCAATCACGCTCTTTTTTGGAAAATGTTATCACCCAAAAAACAAACAATTAAAGATCCAATCAAAACAAAAATTGAAAAAACTTTTGGTTCGTTTGAAAAATTTAAAGATATGTTTGAAGAAGCCGCAAAGTCCAGATTTGGTTCCGGTTGGGTTTGGTTGATACTAACCGATAAAAATAGATTAAAGATTGTAACGACCGCAAATCAAGATAACCCACTAATGAATTCAGAAAAAGAAAGGGGTTATCCGTTGTTGGGACTGGATGTTTGGGAACATGCATATTATTTAAAATACAAAAATAAAAGGGACAAATATGTGTCAAACTTTTGGAAAGTTGTAAATTGGGGTTTTGTAAATGACCAATACACAACCAGACTAGATATTCTAAAATTCAAACAATAAGATATTTATAAAAAAATATATCTTATGTCAACTTCAATAATTACAGAACCACAAAGATCAAAATTATATAAAAGAATTAGAAATCTTTTGGGTGCACCACTAAGGGGTGTTGAGTTAGAGGATGAAATGATGGATTCATTGTTGGAACTTTCAATTCAAGATTATTCACAACACGTTAATGATTGGTTAATTGAATCTCAGTGGTCCTCAGTTTATGGTTTAAACCTTGATGAACAATCATTGACGAGAGCTTTTACAACCAGAAGTTTGGACTGGGAAACACAATATACGTATGCTTACTCAAAAATTGTTGGTTTACAAGCTGGTGGTGATTGGGTGTTAGAAAAAGATTATGTTGATTTAATTCCAGGTCAACAAATATATGAAATACCAGCAGGTAGAGAAATAAATGAACTTTTATGGTTTGCAAGACCAGAATTAGATGCTGCTTATTTTGATCCATTTATGGGTGGATTTGGTGGGTTCGGTGGTATCGGACTTGGTGGTGGTGCCGGATTTTCTCAAATGGGAACTACCGGAAATTATTTCATCACGCCAGCTTCCGATATATTACTTAGAATGGCTGACATCCAAATGAAAAGGAGATTAATTACCGGTGACTTAACATATAGAGTTACTGCACTTCCGGAAGGTAAAAAAGCCCTACATTTATACAACGTACCTGGTGGTAAGTTTGATTTTGGTAACATACAAAGAAACCAATATAGAGTGTGGTATTGGTACTATAACACCTTTGACCGTGACGATTGTTTGGCTAAAAACCCAGATGTTGTTAGATTACCATCAGACGTTCCTATTGACGAAACGAGATGGGATGAATTAAATAGTCCAGCACAAACTTGGGTTAGAAGATGGTTTACAGCTTATTGTAAAGAAACCTTAGCCAGAGTTAGAGGTAAGTATAGTGGTAACTTAAAAACACCAGATTCTGAATTAACACTTGAATATCAAACACTACAATCTGAAGCCAAAGATGAAAAAGCCATGTTGTGGGAGGAATTAAAAACCAGACTTGAAAGATTGAGACCTGAAAAACAATGGGAAATCAAAGGTACTATGGCTGAAAATATGAATAAAGCTCTTAAATTTAGACCATTTAATAGCCCATATAATATCATATAATTCATTATGGCAATATATAGAAACACGCCTTCAATTAGAATTATAAATGGTCACGAAATTAAAACTTCGGATTCTGTTGTTGTAACAAATAAAAGTTATACCACAAACGGAGAATTTATTGTGGTGGTTAGGGATGTTGATTATTGTGAGGTGTTTTTGGATTCAAAAACAACCGACCATATAGTCATAAAATCACTTACGTATGTTTTAATAAAAGCAGACAGTAAAATTGACGACGAGTTTGATGAAATTGAAATCGGTGAGGGTGCGTCAGTTGAATTTAAAAACGTTGGTGGTATATGGTATATAATATCATCTGACGGTTTGAAGGGTTCTTAGTCAAAAGCCAAACTCATTAAATCACCATCTTCATCAAATTCGTAAATTTCTTCATCATCAATTTTGTTATCAATCTTGTGTGTTTCCATTAACTTTTTGTTATGTTCAACCCTTTCTGAATCAACCAAATTAATGGTATCATCAATATACATATAATACGGATCAATACCCACCTTTTTCCAAAACGAAAGTTCCATGTCAGAAAGTGTCAACAATTCATCTAAGGTATCTTGATCTTTTTCTTTATTTGGATAACCTCTAGTTAATTCTGTTTGAGATTTTGTAAATATCGGTCTATCTTTTGGGTCCTCAATTAAAATATCCTTTCTGATGTCCGTACTATATACAACTAATAACGGTTCAATTCGTTTGTTAAATGCAGCCAAAATACGCGGAACATTGTACTCACCCAACATATCCGGGTTTCTCTCAATTTCCTTCTCATCAATTAAATAACAATTCAAAATTAATTCATCTTCATATTCAATTGGGAAAGGTTTACCGTTGTTAGTTTCATACAAAAACACTTCTTCTTTTGTTGCCTTAATTTTTTTAGTTTTTTTCTGAACATCACCTTGTGATTTTTTAACACCATTGTTTACATAATAAATGGTATCACCAAGTCCTGGATTTTTACCTTCCCTTATAAGTAACTCCATATGTGCTTGTCTGGACATCAGATTCCCAGCTTTTGTTCTTTTAGTTATATGAACCTTATAGTCCTCAATAGATTGTTTAACTCTAGCTTTACTGGCGACTTTGGCTAATGGTATTTGTTTGTTGTATATCTTATCCACATATTCATAATAGAAATCCAAAAACTCACCACCCTTACCGTCAAGTAACATTCTAAGTCCTTTATCCAAAAACTCGGCAACATATGTTTGAAGTTTTTTTGACTTAATGGTATTTCCGGTAAGTTTAACTTTACCCTTATCAGTTAATAATGCGTAGTTTTTTCTTGCAACATTAATAGTTGTTGGCCACACACCATCAATATCTAGACCCATCTCATTTCGCATAAATGTGTCGTTATATTCCGCAACATCCGCTTCAGCACCAGTATACTCCTTTCCTTTTTCAACCAACCCATTAAGTCCCTTTCCGATATAGGTATAAGTGTCCCTACCTTGAGGAGTCTCAAAGTTTACACCATCCGTATCTAAAACTAGGGGAATGTACCCTCGTTTCATAAAATACATAATCATCTGTCTAAGATATTGCCTACCGGTACACGTAATCTGTTCTCCCATGTCCATATCACCCCAGGCAAATACGTGTGGGGCCGAGAGTGACCCAAAGAATGCGTTGATGAAGATTTTGATTGGTAATTGTTTCCTGTCGTATGAAACAGAAAGTTTCGGATCCGTTTTTTTAAATTCACTTGCTAAGTTTTTATATTTTATACGTGTATCACGAAAGTACTTTAACATACTTTTCATGGCACCCATTACGTCACATTTTGGAAATACGTCGTGAACCAACTGAATGGAAGGATATAGGGATGAGTAGTCAAGTTTCAATACGTTTTTTGAGTAACCCACCTGTAGTAACCTTGAAAGTCCTCCGGTGAATTTTCTTTTTGGTAATTTTCTTGGGATTGCCAAATTGTGTTTGTATGACCACGCACACATAATCATTTTCCATAAAGTGGCGGTACCCATCGTGGATAACCTCTCATATGTTGTTGGTACTAGTTTTGAAAGTAAGAAATTCGCTTGATTGAATTGTTCATCCACAACCATCGTTTCATAAAGGTCATCGTCAAGATATTGTTCAATAATTTCAGATCCGGATATCTTTTTGTATACATCATCCCTCCTTGAACAAATTTCATCTATTTTTAAATCAATGCCGACCCTTTTGTAGTTCCCATTTTCTTTATTCATCCAATAGTTATCATTCTCAAAATAAATTTTTCCGATTTTATCACCCTCAACATATACCCGGTTTTCTTTTTCGGCTTCAATAAATTTAGTTATGTATTTCAATGACCAACTTTTAATATCGGAGTTAATTGCTTGTGCTCTCCTTACCGCATGCGCAATATCAACAATGTTATACCCCCACATTTGGGTTTGCGTGTAGGGTTCCATTTCATTTGCCAACTTTAATAATCCTTCTTTTTGTTTTAAAGAGTAATCCGGATTAAGGGTTTTACTAATCTTTTTGATATTTAATTTTAAAATTTCAGCTCGTTTTAAAATAAATGGGAAGTCAAAGAAAGCGGAGTTATACCCACCAATTAAGGATGGTTTTAATTTATCAATTGTGTCAAAAAATTCCACAATCATCTTTCTTTCTTCTTCTTCGTTTTGGGCCGATAAAAGTTTCAAAAATCCACGGTTGTCCTTCATACCAATAAGGAATATCTTACTGGTTTTTGGATCCAAACCCGTGGTCTCAATATCAAATACAAACCGGTGAATTTCATCATATTCATCAAAACCCTTAAATAATCTTTTGTTTCTTTGAATCAAGTATTGTTCAACTGGTGAAAGGATTGAAATAAAATCAGAGTTATCCCTACCCCACGGGTCAAGTCCACCACCCTTAAAAAAGTTTACTAGGTTTGAATATGATTTTGTTGTTTTAACAATATATGTAAGTCCGGTTTTTAATCGTTCATCACCGCGATGTTCCAATTTTTCAATAATAATTCCGTTCTCGGACATTGCCTTCTTTTGGAAGTCCTTATTACCTTTATAGAAATTTTTGGTACGTAAATCACCAACCCAGGCAAATGGAATAAATGTATCCATTCTCAAAAGTTTACCTTTGATTGGATCTTGGATTACCTTAAAAATTTTGTCGGTTTTGTAGTCGTACTCTAGTGCTACTATGTATTTTTCGTCGTCCTCGCCGTGTAGGAAACGTTCAATTTCTTCTTGTGGAACCATATATAATCTATTTTAAATTTGGGTTATTATGCTCAAAAACTAAGTTTTGATTTCCCTTTAACTTAAAAATAGAATTAATTTTCGGTTTGTCAAATGATATTTATGTAAAGATTTTCACCGATTGGTACAATCAAATCACCGGTTTCAAGTTCGGCAAAAAATTCACCCACAAACCTACCCTTCTTACTTGTGTCCTTTCCGGACCATTTATAAAACACATAATATTCTCTGGGTGAATCAATGTTGTTTCTTATTTTTTCTGTAACATATGCAGGTTTCATAAATATTTTTTGAATTCCGTCATCTTCACTTCTCATTGAGAATTTAATGTTGGCGTTTACTAGTTCATCATAAAACAACTTATCTGAGTCAGTTCTACCGTCTCTTACCACATCCATAAGTAATATGGGTAAATTACTATTTTGTTTGATAAAAAAATCCATTAACTATAAATAGTTCAATCCTCAAATAATCTAAAAAATAGAGTAAAAGATAATCCAAAAATAATTCTGGCAATTATTACATATAAAAGACAATTGGTTTGAGATATACAATGTGTGAACAAAAAATAGATTCCGGAAAAAATAAATAGGGTTCTTAATAGTTTGAACAAATGCCAAGCATCTGTAAAACCAACAAGTAATGATTTTGACAAGAAAAATTTCTCACCTTTTAGTGGGTCACTATCTTTATATTTATTTTTCCAGGAAAGTTGTGGATTCCAAAAAAGTTGGTTTTTTAGATTTTTGAATATGGATAAGTCATAATGAAATTGTAATTTATCCATCGCCGCTTCACTCACTCCTGCTAAAACAAATAACACAAACCCTAGATATTCCATCAGTTATTTTTAATGTATTTAAGGTACCAAACAAGTGATCCGACAAAACCACCATAAATAGCGACAAATGAACCGATTAGTGGATATAATTCATCCAAGTACCCATCTTTAATCCAAAATGGATAAAGTACGGAACAAACACCCAAAAAAACAACTGGAAGTAAGTGGAATATATGTTTTACTATTTTCATAACTATTATTTTAATATAAATAGTTTCCAAAAATATTTATCATTAAATGAGCGACAAATTAGAGAAATTAAAACTGAACAAACTTATTCAAGAGTACAATTATTTGATGATAGATTTTGAATATAAAATGGAGGTTGTTGAAGAATATCGGCAACCATTTATGAATGATGTTGCCGAAAAAAGAAAAACCGAGGAACCAAAACCACCACCACCTCCCCCACCAATTAATGAGAACAAAAACGAAGAACCGAAAAAAAAAGATCCGAAAATAAAAGATGAGGTTTTGGATGATGAAACAAAAGGTAAAATCAAAAAGATATTTCGTGACATTGTTAAAAAATCACATCCAGATAAAATTGGTTCTGATGAACATTTGGAAATTTATATTTCGGCAAAAGACGCATATGAGGATAATGACCTAATGGAACTGTATAGAATTTGTGGAAAATTGGGTATTTCTGTTGATCCGGAAGTTCAAGATATGTTATTGCTTGAGGAATTAATTGAAATGAAACGACAAGAAATTAAAAATCTTGAATCATCATTTATTTGGTCGTGGATTAAAACCGAAACACAAGAACAAAAAGACGGATTGGTTAATCAGTTTATTAAAACACATCATCAGAAATTCTAAATCATTTAATAAAATACCAGCTTGAGAATAATTCTGGAGTAAAATTAATTTTCACATCATATTTTTTGATTATTTCATCAATTGCTGTATTAACTCCGAAATTACCCAAAAAGTTATCACCAGAATAAATTGCCTTATCTTTGTTGTTGTCAAGAAATTTTCCGTCGTACCAATGAATCATCATATAATCGTGTCCGGCAATTAATCCACCTTTTTTAACTTTTGGAAACCAGTTATTAAAATCGGTCATAAAACCATCATATGAATGGTTGGCATCCAAATATACAAAATCCAAACTATCATCTGAAAATAACTTGCAAGCCACTTCTGAAGGCATTCGCATCATATGTGCCCTATCGGCAAATTTTGATATGTTTTTTATACAGTCAACAATAACACCCGAATCTTCATCGTTGTTATTTGTGTCAATATAATCGTCAATTTTTCTCCACACATCAACCATAAACAACGTACCATCCTTCCATCTGGACAAAAGTGCTTTTGAAAATTCACCTCTTAACGTTCCAACCTCAACACCTTTTTTGTAGTTGTTTCTTACCAAAATATCTGAAATTATATCTTCCCTTCTCATAATTTTAATTTTAAAACTTTAGAATAATATTCAAACCAATAACGTTCTTGCCACAATGTACCTTCTTCCAAATACACTGGTGGTTTGTTCTGCCAAGGTTTTTTAACAACATAATGTAATATCTTAACATATTTTGGCAAACCCAAATTTTTAAAAATTCCTTTATTGTAAATTTTCAAAAAGTTATAGGAAATCGGAATATCGGTTATAACATCCAAAAAATAGTTATTGATTATGTCCTGATCCAAATGTTCGGTAATTCCGTACAATTCGGTTAATTTAATTAAGTCTGTTGTTATTTTTGTATTTAAATATTTTTTATTTATAACCATAACACCGGTATTGTGTTGATCAATAAATAATTCTCTAACCGCACCAAAATCGTCCTTGAAATCAATTAAATAATCAATATTACCCAAAATAAGGGTGTCAGAATCTAAAAATATAATTTTATCAAAATCCACCATTGAAAAAAGTTCAAACTTGGTATAATCACCAAAGGCCATTCGTTCTTTTTTCATCTCATTTATTTTCTCATATTTTGATTCATCATATCTTTTTAATGAGATATTATCATAAATTTTTCTTGACGTGATTAAATCTTCGTCCGTCAAATCATTTGATATAATAACAAAAGGAAAATTTTCATTCTCAATTCTTGGGTTATTTTCAATAAGTGATTTTAACATCACTTCAAACCCAACTAAATAATTTTTATCGCAATTTGTAACAAACATATGATAATTCTAAAATAACAAATTATTTTTTAAATGGTTGAGGGTTTAAAAAAACAAATTATTTTGTTATCATTCATTTAAAAAACAAGTTATGGTAAAAAAGATATTTTTTCAAAGTTCATTACCCAGGGCCGGGTCAACATTATTTCAAAATGTTATTTCACAAAATCCAGAATTTTATGCGACTCCAACTTCTGGAGTACTGGAATTAATTTACGCATCAAGAGGAAACTATACCAATTCACCTGAGTTCAAAGCTCAAGATGGTGAATTAATGAAAAAAGGATTTTTGTCCTTTTGTAAAAACGGTGTTGAAGGGTTTTTTAATGGTATCACTGATAAACCTTATGTGGTTGATAAAAGTAGAGGTTGGGGAGTCCATTATAATTGGTTAAATTCATTTTATCCGAACGCAAAAGTCGTATGTATGGTAAGAGACCTAAGAGGCATTTTTGCTTCAATGGAGAAGAACTATAGAAAAAATATGCACCTTGATAGTGGCATTGTTAATCATTCACAAATGAAGGGAACCACAACAGAAAAAAGGATTGATATTTGGTCAAGTTCCCAACCAGTTGGACTTGCAATTGAAAGGTTGTACCAAATTTTAAAGGAGGGTAACGGAAGAAATATGTTATTTATTCGTTTTGAGGACTTTTGTTTGGACCCAAAAACACAAATGGAAAGAGTATATAACTATTTTGAATTACCTTATTATGAAGGACATGATTTTGATAACGTAGCTCAAGTAACAAAAGAAGATGATTCAGTATATGGTATTTATGGTGATCACGTAATAAAACAAAAAATTGAACCACAAAAATTGGATTATAAAGAAGTTTTGGGTATCAATGTATGTAGTAATATAAAAAGTAAATATAAGTGGTTCTACGATGAATTCAGATACAACTAAAAACAATCTAACAAAACACGAACAAGTTGTTACAAAACTTGAAAGACAAAATCTTTTAAAACAAAAGTCACCAGTGATTTGGTTAACTGGCTTATCGGGGTCAGGAAAATCAACCATCGCAAATGAACTAGCAAGGCAATTATTTGAAATGGGTAAATTATCGTACATTTTGGATGGTGATAATATTAGACTTGGACTTAATAAAGATTTAGGATTTTCTGATGATGACAGAAAAGAGAACATTAGAAGGATTGCCGAAACTGCAAAACTTTTTTCAGACGCCGGTGTTATCACAATAACGGCATTTATTTCACCATTTATTAATGATAGGGAGTTAGCTAAAGAAATAATTGGTGAAAGTGATTTTTTTGAAATATTTGTTGATAGTTCATTGGAATTATGTGAAACAAGGGACCCAAAAGGGTTGTACAAAAAAGCAAGAGCGGGTGAAATTAAAATGTTTACCGGGATTGACTCACCTTATGAAAAACCAATAAATCCTTTTATGGTGTTAAAAACCGAAAATACAACACCGGAAGACTTGGCGAAAAAAATAATAAAAAAAATAACATTTTATTTTTTGTGGGAAAAAATCAATCACGGGGGTGAACCAACAAATAATAAAGATAAAAAATATGCAATTTTTATAGGCCGTTTTCAACCTCCACATTTGGGTCATTTTCAGTTAATTGAACAAAAGTTAAACGAAGGGGTCCCCGCACTTATTATGGTAAGAGACATTGAACCGGACGAAAAAAATCCATTTACAACTGAACAAACAATCAATATGGTTGAAAAATATCACCATTCAAAAGGACACGACGTAAAAGTTATGTCAATTCCGGATATTGAATCAGTTAACTTTGGTAGGGGTGTAGGTTATGAAATTAATGAGTTTATTCCACCAAAAGATTTGGCATTTATTTCTGCAACAAAAATTAGAGAATCAATCAAAAATAGTGATGATACCTGGAGAAATATGGTTGATGAGTCAATACAAAATGATGTTATAGAATATTTAAAAGTATGAGTCAAGAAAAAACATACCAAATAAGATACAACACACATTCAAAAGATGATAATGATAGTTGGAGGTTAATATGTGATGGTGAAGAAACGTTGGTTTCTGACATTATTATAACATCAAAAACAAGAACAACAAAAGATTATATTGAAGATTTGGGAAACAAATATCACATTACTTGTGAAGGGGTTTTGGAGGTTAAAGATAATGTTGCTCACATTAAAACAAAAAGACCGGATAATCCGAATATTCGTCACATCTTAAAAACGATAACCTATAGATTAACAGCAACTTGTGTAACCGTATTAACCGCATATTTTTTGGGTATGTCCTTGGAAGTGTCATCATTAATCGGAATTGGAGAATTAACAATTAAACCTTTTATTTATTTTTTACACGAAAAATTATGGTTTAAATTCGGAAATTTTAAATGATTTTCTCCAAAACTTTTATAACTTCCTCAGTTGAGGTGTAATCTTCAATTTCATAATCAACCGATTCCAAATTGTTTTTTCCGATTCTAATCATATTTGTTTGGAATTCGTGATCAAGTGGTGTACAATCACTTATCATAATGACCGGTTTACCACAACCCCAAGCAACCCAAGATAGACCAGATGATACACCCATAAAAAACTCAGAATAAAACAAATCAACCATTCGTTCTTTTAATGGATAGTCGCCGGTTAAATTGATTACATTTTCTAATGTTGTCGATTCTTTTGAATCTACCAGATATTCTCCGATGATTATGTTCAATTGATTTCATTAAGTCCGGAACTATTTCCGTATATTCTAGACCCAATATATCACAAGCGGTTTGTTGAAGTGGTATTTTTTTTGAATCTTTTGGTGAGTAAACACCGTCATTGTCGTGAGCACCAATATAATATTGAGCGTACACATTATGGGCTTGTGTATTTGGTTCTAAAAATAAAATGTCCGGATATACGTGTTTAAAAATATCATTAAAATACGCCGAACATAAAACATGACAATTGTGTTTTTTTCTAAACTCATCAACATATGGAATCCAAGCCAAGTTATCACCCAAGGCCCTACCATCAATTTTTATAAAAACATATTTGTTTGTAAGGTCAAACTTATCGGTATGGATTAGTTCGTTGTCCTTATAAATTTTAATTAACCAGTCACAATACCATTGTCTATAACCATATACTTTTTCGTTTGAATAAAAGGTTTGTGAATGAACAATTTCTGAAGTTTGGTTATCAATGAATTCAATAAAATATTCATTTTGCTCATTTTCAATGATTACGCAAGCCGGTGCGTTTCCTTGAAGTGGTAAAGTTGTTTTATAATTAATCTTGATTTGCATTACTATTTTTATACAGGTTTGTTTCTGGGTTATATTCCAAATAAGTATTTGGTATGTTATTAAATAAGTTTTCAATTAATAGATCATACATACTTATCAGTTCTTCATTTTCGGCAAAGTATCTATTTAATACCTGGTCGTTTCTTTTGTCATATTCCTCAATATTTTCATCATGATGTTTTAAAATATAATTTAACATCTTTCCACCTTCTTTTGTATTGGAACCTTCGTAATAATAACCCAAATCCTTACAAAGTGGTGCATTGTGTAATATTGGATAACCCATATAAACTGCGTCCAGATATAAATAATTGAGGGGGTTTAACAATTGGTGTGATACAATTACATCCGCGTGTTGAGATAAGATATAGGGTGTTTGATATCTACTTTCGGCAGTTATCATTTTGTCCTTACCCAAATCAAGTTTTTTAATAAGTTGAACAAAGTTTTGTTTTTTGTTTAACTTATCACCTCCAAAAATATATACATTCTCAATATTTTCTTTCCCTTCTGATCTATAACTTTCTTCACAAACAAATATTGGAATCAAACAAAATTTAACCACATTAATGTTTGGTTCCATTATTGCGATGTTCTTTTTTTCCTTTCCGATTTGGTATCTAAAATCTTTTTTATAATGACCGGATTTGTAACCTTTCTCAATGTCAAGTATGGAATTTTTTATAAACTTATAGTGCCATATAAATGGAACAGCTAAAGCGTTTGTTCTATGGAGTGTTGAAAAATAACCTTGACAGGTCTCGTGTTGTTGGGGGACATACCAAACTTCATCGTATAAATCCTCATTTTCATATTCAGTGGTTTTAAAACCTTCGTGGAATAAAAACTTCTCAACACCTAATATGTAGTTATTTCCACACTTATAAGAAATTACTTTTTTGTTTTTATCCTTTTTAAATTCCTCAACTAAGTCCCATTTCATTTGTGAACCCATCGCAACTAACAAATCCATTTCAGAATATGCGTCGTCAAAATACCTTAGTTTAACACCATCAAAATGTTTGGGGAGTGTTTCTGGTACGTCAATTTTATTTACATTCAATAAATAAACATCATAATTTTTAGTTGAATGTGTCAACATATGGATAAAATAAAATATGTTGAGTTTTAACCCATTTGTCCAAATGGATTCATTTACATCTTTGAGAGATATGCTTACACCTATTTTCATGTTTTAAATATAATTATTTTCAAAAAAAAATGGAGTCCATTTCTGAACTCCATCTTTCTTTTTTTTATCTAAGATTAAATATCACCGTAGATAATTAATTTACTAACAGCAGACGGCGCGGTATTAAATGTAATTGTATTACCTACAATTGTATAATCATTACCTCCATCTTGTTGAAGTAAACCATTTAAGAACACTTGTTCTCTGTTTGCAACTAATGTTCCAGTTGTAACTTCAAACACATTATTTGTTCCATCAACTGCACCTGAGTAGGCCAATCTTTGGAATGCACCAGTTGTTACATTTGAAATCGCATCATCAACATAAAGTTTTGTAACCAATGTCAAATCATCAAATTGAGTTAAACCAGATGGTTGAGCTGTCAATCTAATGTTATCAGACATTGTTAAACCTGTTGTATAGAACTCAGCAAGGTTTGATCTGTTCTCATTGTCAGCACCATTACCAATAATTGCAAGTTGAGTGTCACCAGATACGTTAAATGTTCCTTGAACGTGTTGTGCTCTACCTGCTGCAATTGTTCCTTCACCTTCAGCATGCGAATAA